CAACTGGACCAAACATTGCACCTGCAATGGGTGCTGCATAGCCAGAGATATCTCCAGCTGCTTTCTTAAGTCTTTTAACAATTTTGTTTAGGAAAAATTCAGGTTGTCCTGTAACAGGATTGATAGAGTTGAGTTCGTTACCTACAATATAACGACCGGGATCAATGCCCATATCTACCATACTTTTAAATAATCTTTTTTTGAGAATAGGGTTACGATCAAGAACTTCCATTGGAACAACTGTCTCACCTTCGGCAGCATGCACAATATATGTATCTTCATATCGGCCTAGTCCGCCAATATTAGAAACAAACTTTTGAAAGTCTTTTAATGATTCTAGTCCCTGCTGCATGTTAATTCATGACCTCTCCAAATATATCTAGGCTATTAACCTGTATTGCGACATCTTTTTTAATATCGTCTTTTTTAGTGGAAGTTGCAGGATTCTGAATGTCAGCTTCTGCTTCAGCATCATCTTTATATTCGTTTCCTGTTTGCGCATTGTAGACTTTTTCAGTAGATTTAACCTTAATATTATCAGGTGTTTTCTTACCCGCTACAACAATCGTATCCTCATTTGTACCCATTTTTTGCTCCTTTTGCAATATAATTTTAGCAGTTCCACTTTCGTAAAGACTTATTAATCCTTGAGTTCGGATCCTTTGCAGTCTTGGAACTAGTTAGTTTTTTCTTCATGCCAGTCATTCTAGCACAAAAAGACTTACGTCTACTAGCGGCTTTTGAGCCTGCTTTTAGTTTAGACGGTTTAGTCGTAACAGCAGTCTTAAGTTTTGATCCGGGGTTCGCGGCACGGTAAGAAGCAACACCTTTGCGATTTAGACCGCCAGATTTACTTTTACCTTCTTTACGTTGCCATGCCGCTGTCTTAGGCATTACGCTTTTTTGTCCTTTTCTTAGCAAATGTAGCAACATTAGTTGGTTTACCACCGACTCCTTGTGCTTTTGATCTCTTTCTAGACACAGCCGATTTTACTTGGCCTTTAGACATACTAGCAGCTTTAGCGGCAGGGACACATTTAGGATATTTTCTTTTGGCATCTTTTTTTTGTTTTGACCTACCACACTTGGCAAAGCCTCCACTTTTTTTCTTTGATCCAATATCAACCCAATCCTCTTTAAACCATTTTGCTAAACCTGTTTGACTTGACATTACGACTTTTTTGTTTTCTTTCGTTTTTTTTGCATAACTGCGCCGCAACCTTTTGCAACACCGCCTTGAGAAAAACTAGATACTTTTTTACGATCCTGTGATATTTTGTTGAAGTCAATCACACCACCCATAGCTTTTTTAGGTCCTTTAAAATCTTTTCTTTTAAGACCACTTGGATCTTTGATTTTTCCGGCACAAATCTTAGAAGCATACGCATTTGCATATGCGCTAGGATAAACGTCAAACTTTCTTTTAGCTGCCGCTTTTCCTCTAGAACAAAGTTTAGTCATTATTTTTTCCTCGCTGTTTGCGCTGCTCTTTTAAAATTAGCAGAAGTGGGTGCTCCTTTTGCACCCTTCTTTTTCATTTTACCTCCACGCTTTCTTTTAGCATGAATATTAGCATAAAGACCTTTTCTCATTACTTCTTCTTTTTTTTCTTTTTAGCAGCAGTGATAATATCACCTCTGGTTATTTTTTTAGGATCTCCATACATAGCAGCAAGTTTTTTGTTTTTTACTTTTGTAGATTTCTTAGCTTTACCACCATCTTTGTACATCATTCCGCCACCCATCATTTTTTTAGGCATCTTCTTTTTTTTCATTTCATTCATAATTTACTCCTTTGATTAAGCATTAGTTATTTCTAATACACTTATTATAATACTCAAGTCTCCACCGTTTTGCGCTTGAGCTTTTATAATTTCTGATTCTTTCACCACTATCGGTGTTGCAGGAGCAAAAGAAGAATCTGTAGAACCAAATCCAGCATTAACGACTCCTGTAGACAAAAGCTCTTGAGATTGTTTAGCTTTGACTGTTCTATCTGTTTCTAAAGTATAACTGACACCGCCGGTATCTACAAGAGATAAAGACACGGTACAGTTATTTGTTACGTCTTTATTAGACACACGAATGGATTTTATAATAGCAGACGCTGCAGTAGGGACTGTATAAATAGAAGTCAACGCTGTAGTAGATAAATTAACTTTATAATTTGTATAGTTATTTGCCATCTAAGAAAAGAACCAACTAATCTGTTCATCTTCATTACGAAGAGTTTCTGAAGTATAAGTATTATTTAACACAAAGATCATTTGTTCTAATGTTTGAATAAGAGTAGCCATTTGAGATTGATTATACTCTTGAGTAGCTTGAGGCAATATAGGTGTTGTAATTTTAGCCATTAGCTACCTCTTTTTCCATCAGGTTGCATATCAACTCTTAATGTTCCATATCTCCAATTTTCACCAGTAGCATTACTTTCAAGTTTTAAAGAAAGTTGTCTTCCTCTAATTCTTGTGTCTTGTTTAGTTGTACTAGTTGTAATTTCAAAAGGACCATGAGTTGTTTGAGTTGCTGAAGGATAAGGTCTTGTTTGCATTGTAATATCTACATTACCTACTTGATTTTTAAAGTCAGGTAAAATTCTTCTTATAGACATGAAGTTATCTCCTTCTCCTATATCAATATCACCAGATTCTATAGAAGCTACCATTGCACTACCGTCGTCATCAGTTCCTGTTTCTTGAGCATAGATAAAACTACGACCTGTTTTAAGACCTTGAATAGTAGGAGTTGCTGTAGCAGAACTGCCTGCAACAAATTGAGAAGCATAAGGAACAGAATAAATACTACTGTTACTCCATGTAGTTCTATCCAAAGATCCTACATACCATAAATTTTCTAAATAATTATACACAACTTGTTTATTGATAACATTAGAGGTTGAGTCTGCATAAAACCACATAACTTCATTGTAGTCTGCGTTTGAAGCACAATAAACTTCTGTTAGAGAGGAAGGTGAAATAGAATCAAAAACATGATCTTGTACACTACAAGGTATTTTTTTAACAGCACCATCATATAAGAAGAAAGAATCATTACCCATCCAATAAGCAATACCGTTTACATCAACTGCTGCGTTTAATCCTACAGCACCACAATTAGAACCTAATTGTTTAAAACCAAAAGTAAGAGGAGGACCAATAAATTGCATTTGATACAAGGCAGTATCTGTCCAAATAAGAATAGCACCTCTACTTCTTACAGCTGCTTGAATCTGATTACCTGCTGTTAGCCTGTGACTACCTGCAGTATTAACAGAAGAAGGAGTCCATTCGTTTTGATTTTCTTGAGTGGACCATCGAATAAACATACTATCTTGAGTAGCTGTTTCTCCAATAGTTGTTTCTGTTCCCAAACAAATAACGTGACGATCATCACCTGAAACTAACATTAATCTAGTTTTTGTAGGAGCTGTAGAAACCTCTGTTACAGATGATCTATTGCTTGATAAACCTGCTGAAGTATCCCAGTAGGATAGTCCACCATTAAATTGTTGTGATAAAACATCTTCTCCCCAATTGTCCAAGGACCATTTTCCTGCTTCCAATAACACACCAGAAGCGCCTGTCAAACCTTCTCTAGATGTATCCCAAGTTGAGTCTCCCCAAGTACCAGCACCCCAACCATATCCCAGTAAAGAAGTTGCGGGGCCTGTATTAAATTGATACGAAGCATTAGCAGTGGCTCCTGCAGCTGTTGAAGTACCTGCAGCTGGAGCTTCTATAGTATATGTATCCGTAGTAGGAACAGTTAATATTTCAAATTCTCTTTGTAAATTAGCTTGAGTTATTCCCCCTACAGCAGCACTCACAGTTGCAATCGTTACAAAGTCCCCTATGAGCGCCCCATGGGACGCGTCTGTCACAGTGACAGTAGATGATCCATTAGTTACAGCAAACTGTGTAATGTTGCCCGTGCCTGTAGCACGTATAGGGGAAATATCAGCATAGTTATTTTCAGAATATGCATATAGTTTTTTGTTAGTTCCATACACAGCGTATTTAACGCCATCTAAACTTGAATAAGTTAAAACAGCTCTTACTGCTCCAATAATTCCATCTTGTGTTACTTTAGACCAACCACCTATCTTTTCAGGCAATCCATAACGAAATCTTACGTTGTCACAATCTGACCATTTACCTTCTGCACCATATTCGGTATTTTGTTTATCAATGCCTGGTGCAAATTGTAATTTTGTTAAAGGCATTTAAGCTCCTAGCTAGTTGCGTAATATGGTACCCAAAAATCAGTGCCATTAATGTTAACACGAATATACCCTGTTAAAGCACCTACAGTTGTGGCGGTCGTCAAACTTGCTGTTTGATCAGCTGCACTTGTACCATCAAACTTAATAAACTCTTGGTCTACATCATCTTGATCTAAAGATAAACAAGCTATAGCTCCTGCAGTATTTGCTTGATTAATTTCTACACTTGCATCAGCAGGAGTGTTCGTTCCAAAACCAATTTTATCTGCAGATCCATCAATAAAAAATGCATTTGCTAACGTGTTTGTCTCTGCTCTAAAATCTACAGAGGCACCTGTATCATTAAAAGTAAAACCACCACCGTCAAAATCTATGCCGCCTGTAGCTTTGATACCACCTACTACGTGAAGTTCTGTAGAAGGGGAAGCTGTTTTAATACCTACTCTATCATTACCGGCGTCAGTAAAAAATAAGTTTGCATCACCGTTACCTTCAATTCTAAAGTCTACGTCAGCACTTGATTCATTGAATACAAAAGTACCTCCGTCAAGAGATGTGTTGCCTGATACTGTTAATGTTCCGTTGGCCTTAAGATTACCGGCGTCAGCTAAAACATCAAACATTGTAGAACCGTCTGAATAAAGTATATGCTTAGATCCTGCTACTAAATTTGTTGCTGTACCACCAGCAGGTTTAAAACCTAGACTGTGTGTTCCCATGGTCGCTGCATTATCAACTATGTACCAAGTCTCTACAGCTTCACATTGCATTGTTGTATTACCTGATAATGTGCCTGTTAATTTTATAATAGCATTACTTTGCTCATCTGCAGTTGTACCATCTGCTGTTGTTAAAGCATCAGTTGTACTTGCAATTGCAACGGCTACATATCCTTTAACTGCTGATTCTACTTTTTGTAAATTATTATTTGTAATTGTTCCCCAAGTTCCAGAGTTTTCTCCAGTAGCTTGGATTTCTAAATTAAGTGAACTTGAGTATGTTGATGCCATGTTTTAATCCTATCCTACGTCATCCAATAATGCAGCTACGATACAAGTAGCACTTGCATCTCCTGCATCACCTATATCTGAACTAATAGCATGGATGTCTGCTACAGTTGCATTAGGTAATCTTCCAAACCATGATTGTTCTGGTCCTATAAATATGCCATCAGCTAAGTTAAAAGCTGCTGTTCCTGCATCTATTGATAACATAATGCCGTCCGCAGTGCTAGTATTTTTAACAAATAAGAATTTGACTTTGTCTCCTGCGGCTATTGCTGTTGGAGCTGTATCTTGATCTACTGCTGTATAATCTAAAAAATGGCCTGCTATAAGATCTGCACTTGTTGTAGTAACAGCAGTTTTCTTATAATACCATTTATCGTTGACATC